GCCATTTATCATCTAGTGTTGCCATCGCCTGATAGAAGGCGACCACGCCGGAGATCAATGTCACTCCGCCGTAAACCAGTGTATCCGTGAACCTGTCCGTGAACAGTCCAATCGCCCCAGCGACAATCATCGCCAAACCGAAAAACACGACGCCGATAATAATCTTCCGGCGAATCCGCCAACGATCCACTATCCACCCAAACTGACAGAGAACACACCCAACAGAGCACCCAACAGTCCGAGGCCGCCCCAAATCCACCCCATACGAGTTTCCAATTTGCGAAGCCGTGCCTCGTGATCCTCCACCTTCGCATCCGTGTCGGGCAAATTATTGGCAATGCGTTCCAGGATTTTGCCCTGTCGCTGCACTTCCAAATAGACATCCCGCATACTTATACGGACCCCGTTTCCGTTCGACTCGTCACTCATCTACGGCCCGCCATAAACCTATTCACTGCGCCCACATCATTCGCCCGTAGAACACCCGAAATCCCGTATTGGGGCATTCGTATGCGAACCCGTCTGGGAGGCTCTGAGACGGGCTGTAACGGCTCGTTAGCGTGCTCCTGGGAGAGAATCGTCTCGGGGTCGAAGTCGGTTCCCCACTGCCTGCTACGCCTTGTCTCGAGGTGGAGGTGTACCCCGGTACTAGCACCAGTCGTCCCGGTCTGTCCGAGCACTTCCCCGCGTTTCACCCGTGTCCCCTTCAACAATGGGGAAGGCTGCCGAAGGTGATAGTAGACAGTCCACACACGCGGATTCTCATGCCGAATAATCAACGTATATCCGCCACCCGTGCGTTTGTTTAAGTCCGCGCCCTTGTGGACTACGGTGCCGTCTGCCGGTGCGTAAATATCTCCGTGATAGGCAACATCCACACCACGGTGATGCTTCCGTCTACCCGATATTGGGTGAACCCTCATTCCCCACGGGGATCGGATTACTTCTCCCCGAGGCCACGGACGAGCCAACATTATTCACTGACCACCCAGTCACCGGCAGTCTCATCCCACTCATAGTCGCCTTCAGGCTTTGGAACGGGTGCCTCCCAGCAGGCACACTCGACATTGAGAACCCAAGACTCGTAGGGTTTCGGTGGCATAAAGATATCTTCGGCCTCTAGGTAGGTGTAGCCGATACCAGCGAAGTTTCCCCGGAATGGCGTGCCACCCAGCAAGTGCTTATTCTTCCGAGTGTTGAACGAAGTCTGCTTGTAGGTGTCGCCGGTGCGGGCAGTTAGTTCTGCCTCTTTCCCGTCGTCCTCCTGTCGTCCAACGGTCACGAAGGTCACGATGTTGTTCTCGTCTAGTTTGGCGAAGTGGCTCATCCGATAGTCACCGTCTCTGAAGTGGTTGATGTAGCGGTCACGGTGTAGACATCCTCGTCGCCAACGCGCTGGGATGTCTGCGTCACACCGGCAGAGAAAGAAACACTTGCACCCGTAGGCACTGTAAAAATCACCACGCCTGAACCGCCGTTTCCACCGTCACGGTTCCCGCCAGATACAGCATTTGAACCACCGCCGCCTCCGCCAGTATTTACGACCCCTGGGTCGCCGTCACTTGTTCCAGAATTAGATGCTCCGCCTCCGCCTTCACCGCCAGGGAAGGTTCCACCTCCACCCGCCGGTCCCCCGGCACCTCCGCCAGCCCGAAAGACAGGTGCGCCAGTGATGGAAGAAGCAAGACCGTCGCCTCCTTGCCGGAAAGCGTCTGTGTCACCTGCTTCAGCCGCGCCTCCACCGCCGGAGCCTGAGCTATTTCCAGCGTTTCGCCCACCGCCAAAGCCTTGATTCGCAGTCCCCGAACCTGCTAGTCCTGAAGCGTCGTTGTATGCTCCACCACCTGAACCGCCGTCCTGCCCATCCTGCGCTCCCCCACCCTGGGAGGCTCCCCCGCCTCCGCCGTCAGAAACAATCGTTCCAAACGTGGAATCAGAACCGTTAGCACCCGGGGCACTTTTTGTTGTTGCGCCTGCTCCACCTGCGCCAACAATCACGGAATACACTTGCCCAGCCGTCGCCAAGTCTTGCGTGATTGGTGTCTCGGCAGAAGCACCACCACCCGACGACTCCCCGGTCACTGAACAGCGGTATCCTCCTGCTCCTCCGCCTCCCGTTCCGACAGTCCCGCCCGATGTGTCCACGCCACCACCGCCTCCACCACCCGCGATGACAAGCGATTTAATCGTGGCAAAGCGTGGACCAAAACCCGCGCTCATATTGGCGTAACGGGTTTGGTCCGTCAGCGTAGAAGTAGAAAGACTGCGGATAGACATACGACTATCCCCTAAACGTCGATCTCAGCGCCGTAGATTTGGAAGGTCAAAGCGTCCGCATCCCCAGCCTGACAGGTCACCACATCGGTTGCCTCCAACGTAATACCCAAAGTGAGAGTAGTTGAATCGTTCGCCGCAATCGGAACCTGTTTGGCAGCGTAGTGGAGGTTTGCCAAAGTGTCGCCGTCATCCCTGAAGGCAATGTCGAAAGTAGTTGCCGAACCCGTGATGTTGGCCACAATGATGGTGCTAATAATCGTTTCCGTCGAAGCGCCAACAGTGTAGATATCTGTCGGGCTGGTTGTCGTCAAGTGAGCCTGACCCAAAATCTTATAACTAGTTGCCATTTTCTCCCTAGCCTCCCATTAACAAAAGTGAGTTCTCAAAACCACCAGCAGCGCCACCAATAGCCTCAAACACGCTACCCGTAAACACCTCAAGCGCATTCGTATCCTGAAGGTAAGTAACCATTCCCTCAGTCGGTGACGAAATCGCCGCAGTACGCGCAGCCGAATCCGCAAACACCATCACCGTCTGATCAGAAATAGTATTCATTTCCGAGGCCTCAAGAACCTCACCGGCAACGAAAACTAAACGTGGCACGCGCTACTCCCTAGAATCCAAGTCGTCCAGTGTCTAGTTTACCGAACACCGTGTCATTCAAAACCAACGGCGCAAACTCCAACGGGTCAAACTGGAAACGAACGTCATGCCGTGACGGATCCAACGAATGCTCAACCCGGAAAATCTGACCAAACCGGTCAATCGCAGAACCCGTCTGATTCGGCGTCAAAATAACCCGACACACATCACCAATCTCAAGACCCAAAACATCCTCACGGTCATCCGCACTCAACGTGTCAAGATTCACCGTAATCGACTGGAACCGCAACTCAGGATCGGCATAACGGGCCACAACATAATTCGCAATATCGTCAATCTGTTCGAGAACCGCCAACGTGTCCTCCTCATAAGTGACAATCCCAAAAGTCTGTTGAGACAAAGCATCATCGGCGGTAGCCGTACCCTCGGGACTCGTAATAATCGCCCGATTGTAAATATATTCCGAATCGAATTGAATACCGGCACCCACAAACGGGATACCCGTACCATCATCCGCGAAAATCACTAACCCGTCCGAACGTGGGGCCGCGTCGCCACGCTGCCGGAACTGAAGGTCACCATCCTTCGCAATAAACAACTGACCCTGCTCAGAAGCATTCACCAGTTGCAAATACTCCAACGCATTCTCGCCCTCGAAATTATCCGCAACAACAGTGTTATCACCCGTGTCAATATCGCGTTGATCGGCAGGCCAATCCACCGTGAACGAATCCAACACCGCCTCAATACGGGCACCCGTAGACTGTTCCGGCACTGAACCAGTCGTAGGAAGATTCTGCCTAGCCAAACGGACAAAATCATCCGAAGCATTCGTTGTCACAACAGACCTGCCCGAGGTCTGATAGTTATAGTTCCAATCGTTAATCGTCCCAACGAATTGGCGTTCACCGTCAATCGTTAAACGGATAGGTGCCCGCGGAACAATATCTAACGCCGTGGATTCCAGCGGGTCAAAGAACCGATCCTCATTATTGAACTCAACGTCTAGGGTGCCCGCCTGGAACTTGTCCAAGTCACGGTTCTTACCACGGCTGCTCGACATGCGAACCATCCGGCTCGACACGTCCACAAAAGCCTCGCCACCTAACGTGTATTCCGTGTTATCCAAAACACCCGCCACCGGGTCATCCAACACGAAACCCCGTGTCACACCAATCTCAACAGTGACCGCCATTAGGCACTCGCAAAGACAGGACCAGAAGCCCGCTCATAACGTTTAATAGCAGTGACGACTTCCTCACCAATACGCACCGGATCACCCACGCCCGCCTGCACATTAATGTTGTAAGTCGGGCCGCCCATACGATCCAACCTGTCCAACGGGATAACAGCCTCCGGGCCAGCCTCACCAATCAACGACATTGTGGGTCCGTCTACAATTCCACCCTCCGCCAGGGCAACCC